TTTTTTTTTTTTTTTTTCTTTTTTTTTAAAAGGTTTTTTTTTTTGTTTTTTTTTTTTTTTTTTTCGACCTTTTTCTTAAAAAGGTCTTTCTTCGGCGGCGGGATCTTTTTCCTCCACATCTATGATGATTCATTTCTTTAGATAATAATGCGCGAAGAGAATTTCCTGTATTGTTTGATTCTACAACCCATGTATTTTGATCTAATAATAATTCTGAAATAGGCACTGTAAATGCTTCAGACGACGTGAAAACCTGTTTGTGTGCTGGAAGAATAAATTGGGTGAAATTTTCAGGTTGAATTATTTCAAACCATAATCTAAAAAATTCTGGACGATCTGTGCGTGGTCTTCCAGTGTTGTTTGTACCAACAACTTGACTGCCTCTTTTAGGGTCGTCTGCTTTAATACGTGCTACAAATCCAGGATTTTTATTTCCTCTTCTTCGCGCAGCAGAGGTAATTGCTGCGTCAACTCCTAATACTGTTTCTTCTTCTCCTGTATTTGGATTTTTTTCTCTTCCAGCGGTTGTAAAGTAATGTCTATCTTTTTCGTATTCATGTTGAGCAGGAATGTGTTGTTGTGGAGACCCAATACAAGATGGGGAAGAATGTGCCAACAAATAATCGTTGAAAGATATAGTTGCTCTTGGGTGTAATTTAAATCTTAAAACCTGGTCACATCTGTCACTCTCACGATCCCCTAGTGCTGTATGACATTGCATTATTTCTGCCCCATACATTCCTTCGTTATTCCTGAATGATAACACTGCTCTAAATGTATTACAAGAATATGTATCTTTATGAAATCCAAATATTGGTTGAGAAAGAGACTCTCTTCCTGTGTAATGATCCACTTGTATTCGAACCATTCCTACGTTATTTATATAATTCATTATTTCAGGAAGTAAATAATGTTTTTTTATTAAATTTATAAAATAAGGTCTTGCTAATGTAACAAAATTAGCGAATTTAGATCGTACAGAGTTGTACAATGTTTCGCTTTTATTTTTGATAGTTTTCCAACTTAATTCGTTCATGCTATCTATTGCAGCATCCTTACCATAACTTTTGGCAAATGTGTCTTGATAATTTACAGTAACGTGAAAAAGTAGTTCATTTGTGTTTTGTGGATTTTTGGAGATATAAAAATCACAGAGTCTTAAAACTTTTTGTGGTTGGAATTCATATTCTTTAAAAATCTGTCTTAGTTCATTCATAATTATAAACATATTCTCTTCTGTATTAAATTGATCCCGTTTATCCGGACTTGATACTCCAAGTAAGGGTAATCTTGGAAGTGATGGGTAATTGCTTCTTCTTTCTGCAGTTGGACCATCTATAAGATGTTCCATATACTTTGGCACAGTATTAACTACTGATACAAAATTTGGACTATTTATTATTTTATTTGATTGTGAAGACGGCATATTGCATTCCTTTGTTGTTGGTGGAGGGTAAATTGTTACTCGACTGTCCTTGTTTTTTTTGGTTGAGACACTTATTTCCTTTGATATTCTGGATTCAGAATATTCTAGTGTTCCGAAAGTTGTCACTGTTGCCGTTTCTTGGTTCGTTTTTATTTCACCTGATGAAGAAGAAGATGATGAAGGGGATGATGATGTTGTTGTTGAGGATGATGTTGTTGTTGTTGCCCATGGGTCTTCATTATCAATCTCGATTGGTGTTGATGTATCCGCCGGTAGACACATTACGCACATTGCACCCCTCCCAAGGTTATGATTGTATTGTTGTTCTGTGGTGTAAAAATCTAGTCCAAGTTCTTGTTGGCAACTAGCACATGGAATTGCAAAAGTCTGATAACTTGACATAATATATATATACGTATATTATTATTTAACATAGGTAAGAATATATTCCAAAACATAAACTACATAGTATATATACAACATTTATGGATAAAGCATCTATGAAATTCATTTGGGGGGTTTGTTTTACTAAAAATAGATAAAATTCACCTAATTGATAAAAGTTTATACCTTCAATGCAAATTCCCAATAATATTGCATGCATTATAAGTTCGACTGGGTTTTTCCATAGTGTAAACCACATTGATAAAACTCCACTAAAAATAGCATGATGTACATGATAATGTATGCCTCCTGCTCCTCCTTGAATCAGCAAATATAGAATAAAAAAATATCCGCAAGTAACTAAAATCAAATTTAAAATATTTCTACTAAATTGTGCTTTATCATTTCTTACATCCATATATTCTTTAATGGCAATACCTATTATTAAAAGTAAAACAACACACAGAGTTATTGCTTCTGGAGGGTTTAAATGTTTCCAGAATTGTGGGGTAATCGCAAAATCTTTAAACATAGTCAATTCTCCACACAATGCAAAAGCAATTGCTCCCAAATGTGATGCTATAAAATATAAAAGTGTATTGCTTGTTTGTTGTGAATTTACTCGGCTTATAAGTTGTTGGTTGGTTAAAACATAAGTTATAAGCCACACAAATAACAGATCATATGCATAACTAAAAACTGTATTATTTGAATGACTAGATTTACTAATAAGAGAGGATGATTGTAAGGTCTCGCTGGTTAAATAAACACTTGTATAAGTAAACATTAAAGAATAAAATAAAGCATTAGGTATTGATATATGCCTATTAAAATGTAAAAAATTAAAATAACAAAAATTACATTTGTTTTTTTTAGAAATATTTTGTGTATTTTTTTTAGTTAGTGCGTAAGTAAGTGGTACGTTATGTTGATCATCGTCGTCAGATGCTGCATGATATTCAAGTATATTTGAAGTACTCATCATATTCATTTTATGTATGTATTTTTAAGTGGTTTATTTAAAGTGCGTTTTTTTTAGTTCTTTTTATTTAGTGCTTTATTTTTATTGCTTTTTTGTTTGTATTTTCGGGTTGTTTATTTTCTTTTAAAAAAAACATTTTAAAGTATTTAATTAATATATACTATATGGATTTTGATTCAACAAATTACAGTACCGATGAATTATTAAATATTTTAGAGATTAATCAATCTGGAGATTATAGTTTAGACAATATTTTTAACTTAACAAAAAAATCAATGGATACTACTAAATTAAGTGATGATATGGATAATAAAGAAGTATTGTTGGATTTTCTTATCGATTCATTTAAAAGATTGTGTCAGCATTTTAAGTATGATACACCAGAGTATATGAATATGGAGTTAGAAAGATTAAAAATAAAATTATTGACGAATAGTGGTGAGAGTAATATTATGAATAATGATCCCAGTAATTTTGTGATTAATCAAAATGTTAGTTCAAGTGGATTATATGGTATTGGAGATGGTAAGAATGTTTCACAAGGGAGACGAGTTGGAGTAGATAGAAGAGATGGAAAAAAAGTTTCTAAAAAAAAATTTAAAAGAATTAATCCTATCAGGAGAGAAATTGTTAACTCGGTTTTAACAATTAATACAAAATATAGAAATAATTATTACGGAACTAAATCTAGTGATTTTTTGTTTACTATTCCTAATCCAGTGAAAAATGTTACTGCCTTGAAAATTAGTAATGCAGAATTGCAAAATACATATTATACTGTTTCTAATTATTTAAAGACCAATATATTTTATGTACATCTAAATAAACTTTCAGGTGCACCAACTTTACCAGATGCAGGTATGTATAAAATAGAAATACCAGAGGGGAATTATACTTCTTTGGAGGCGGTTGCTGCTATTAATGGCGGTGGTGGTAGTGGATTTGGATTGAATACTGCAAAATTATATTCAAATTTGGCAACAGTAGTTAATCTTACTAGTATAATTAGTGCTAGTTATGATACCAAAACTAAAAAAATTGTGTTTAGTTTGTTAGATACGAATTATACTTTTGATTTGGATTTTGTGTTACATGGAGTATCTGAGCGAGATATTGCTGAAAATTTAGGGTGGATTTTAGGGTACCATAAACCTTATTATAGTTTTGATAGTAAACTTATAGATGGAAAACAATATGATGCAATGTATAAACAAGTGCAATTAGATACATTGAATGGAATTTCTATTACAGTTGCAGGTTTTCAACCTGAATCTCCTTCTGATTTTACAGGAACAAAATTCTTTTTAATTGAAGTGGATGATTTTAATAATAATAGTATTCAATCATTTTATTATCCAAGTACATTTAACTCTATGAAGTTGAAAGATTTATTAGGTAAAATTCCTAATAATGTGCTTGCTACCATTTTGTTTGAAGATTCTTTTGGACCAACGAATCCTACCCGTTATTACCAAGGTCCTGTAAATATAGAGAAATTACATATTCGTTTATTGGATGAACATGGTGTGGTGGTAGATTTGAATAATGTTGATTTTACTTTGACTTTTGAGTTAGAAGTATTAAATGTTCATTATGAAATGTTGGACCAATAAGTCATAATATAATAATATTATTTGAAATGATAATATTATTTGAAATGATAATATTATTTGTGAATTTGTATTATTTGTGAATTTGTATTAACAGCATCCTCCACTCCATTTTCGTGAGAAAAAGGATGAATATGATGTTGATGATGATGTTGTTGGTAATGTTGTAGCGGCGGTTTGTATTTTATAATCGTCATAATCTGTACAAGTACAATTAGCATTTGTATTTTGTACGGAATATTTTAATTTATGTCCTGTTGTGGATGAAGAACCTGTAGTTGATGCCGTTGATGATGAACATGAAGAACAAGATGAACATGTTGACGATGAACATGTTGTTGTTTTATAAACATTATTTTTAAAATATCCAACCATATTGTTTTTATTTACTATATTGAAATTTGGATATGTAACTGGGTCAGTTGTATCAGTTGTTCTATATTGATATTTCTTTATTTTAGACATAACTGGTAAATATTTAGTGTGATTTTGGGTTGAATTGATTTCTATACTGGGTTGTGTTCTGGTTTGACCGCAACATGTCATTTTCTTAATAGGTATAGGATAATTAAAATTATCTTTTTTAACATTTAAAATTATATTGTTTTCTGGTGTATTACAAGTATTCTCATCATATAATGGCGCTCTATTACAAGAACTACTTGCTAATGTGGTTTGTGAATTTACATTAACATTTGTTTTTAAACCATCTTCAAGTGATGTTGCTTTTTCTTTTGTTAAATCACAACATGGTTGTAAATTATAATGACCATGTGTTGCCTTTAAAAGATTTGTATGGTTATTTGCTGATGATAAAGTATTATTGTTAAATGTTAGAATATTTGTTTTTGTATTTTGATTTATTTGTAAATTGGCATTTGCTTCTCCCATGATTGTAATGTTTTCTAAATTTTTTGTTCTCTCTCTTGCATCTGCTCTATTAGTGTTTGTTTTTAGATTAGACATATATTATAGTATTTAGATTAAGTAAAATAAAAATAAATTTATGTAAAAAAAATATATTATATAAAAGAAATAAAATTATTAATTAATATTTATTTACAATTAAAGTATATATGGCTGTTAATTTTGCTACTAGTAAAACTATAGATACTGTTAACTTTGTGCGATCATCACATCATACTGTTTTATTATTTGATAAGGTCAGTAACTCGACTGCATCTGGATTTGACACTGGAAATTTTAGTATTACAAAAGAGAACTTTAAGAATTTATTTTATAAATACAATGGTATATTTAATTTTTGTTTAGATACTGATATTCAAACTATATTAGGCAATAAAAGTAAATTATCTGATTGGGTAAAGTCCACGGGTACTGGTGTTACGTTAACGACTCCTATTCAATATTATGATGTTGTTGATGGGATTGTTGCTTTATGGGCTAATGATACATCCGTTGCAAAAACTGATTGGTCTAGTTCTTCTTATATTAGTATTATAAGTAGTTTATTAAAGGTAAATGATTGGACTAAATTAACTTTTTCTTCTACATTAACATATCAAGAAATTTTATCTCTTTTTGGACAAAGCGACTTAATTACAGGTAATCAATTAAAATTATCCATAATTGTAGATAATGCAAATACTACTTCAAAGCCTGTTGAAATAATTTTAAATTTTATTATCGCTTAGAAATTATTTAGCAATAAGTATTATATGAGTTGTCAGAATTTACATAATGCAAAATTTACTTTTATTCATGTAAATACTAAATTTAGATCTAATTATTATACCACAAGCAGTACTGATTTTAATTATCAGTTTCCAAATAGTTATTCTAATGTTACATCCTTAAAATTGGATAGTATTTGTATCCCAAACACATGGTATCTTTTTTCATCTGAAAAAAAAAACAATGTTTTTTTCATTGAAACAAATGATACTTGTAATGGTATTGAATTGCATCAAATTGTTATTCCTGATGGTAATTATAGCGTTGACCAACTTGAAGTATTCTTAAATAAAAATTACTTTTATTTATCAGATAACACAAATGGTTTAAGTAATATTAAATTTTCTATTCATGAAAATAGTTTGAAATCTATATTTTCAGTTTTAGATGGCACTTCTAATAGTTTTAAATTTGATTTAAAATTTGCACATAGTGAGTTAAAAAATATTTGTTTTGGTGTAGGATGGATTTTAGGGTTTCGTTACGGTAAATATACTAATATTACAAGTTATGTTATGTCAGAAGGACTTTATGATGGTGGGGGTGATAGATATATCTATTTTTGTTTGGACGACTTCAATCACAGTTCTTTAAATCCTCATGAAGTTTGTTTTGAAAAATATAGTATTAATGAAAGTGTTTTAGCAAAAATATATTTAACGGATGGTAAATTTGCTATTAATATAGATGATTCTTCTAACGGTAATAATATTGTTAAAACTAGAAAATTTGCCGGACCTATTGACTTAGGTAAAATAAAGGTAAAAATTTTAGACCAATATGGTGATGTTATTGACTTAAATCATATGGATTTTTCTTTTACTTTACAAGTTTGCATTTAGGTTTATTAGATGATTTATAATCTTAATAATTTATAAATCATGTTATCAGGACGAAGTAGAAATAGTTTAAATCTTAGAGGTAATGTTAGTTGTTATGGGTTATCATTGCGTGGTAATGGTGGTGATGGTTGTGGTAATACTAGTAATTTATCTAAAACATTGGATGGAGAAGTTGTATTATCAAAAGATTATTTGGATTTTAAATTATTGGTTATCAAAAATTATATTGAACCTCTTATGAATAAAAATTATGAGTATTTGAAATATAATTATCATATGATAGATGCTACATTGGAAAGAATTAAAAAATATGGTAATGAGCAGAATAAATCTGATATTGAACTTTTTACAAAGATTTTGAAAGTTATTAGAAATACTATTGATATGCATATTAGTTTTACGGAAGCGGAGAAGAAACTTTATGGTATTGATGGTGTAACTCAGTTAATGGTGCGAACATCTCGTATTGTTCTTAGTGCTAAATATGAAGTTTATAATAATTTATTTGGTAGTCCGGGAATTGTTAATGGTGTTTCTGATTATGATGATGCATTACTTGAACGTATTGATACACAACTTAAAACTCTTAGAGATCCTTCATTTTCCAATATTCGTTATGAAATGCGGGATAAAGTTGATTTATTTTTACCTGAACAACAAGTGGAATTACAAAAATTGAATTCTTCTTAGGGATAATATATTTAATTATTGTTGTTATGGCTAGGAATTTTAAGATGTTTGATCATATTGTTGACCCTGAAACGAGGTCTAAAGGATGGAGTTTTATGAGAAACCGACCTTTGGAGTCCTTTCTAATTTCTTCGTTTATGTATATGCTTTGGGGCTGGTTTAGTTACCGGTCTTTATTTGGTGCTTATATTGGTTTGATGTGTTTTAGTTTTATGCAGCAATACGGTAATTATGTTATGGAGAGAATTTTCGATGTGTTTTATAAAAATATTATGGATATGATGATTAGGGAAAGAAATAAAATGGTTATGGCTCATTTTACGAAGCCGGAAGATATTGATGATGGAAATGAGGAGAATGATAAGGAGGCTTCTGATGGAGAAGAAGGCAATAATGCTTCTGGTGGTGAGGCTTCTGGTGGTGAGGCTTCTGGTGGGGAGGATGAAGATGCGGAGGATGAAGATGCGGAGGATGAAGATGCGGAGGATGTTGTGGCAGTCTCTGGGAATCCATTTGATAATTTACAGACTTTAGGTTTGAAGTTTGCGTCGGCGTTGGATGGTGGTGGTGTGCCTGGCATTGGTGGTGAAGAAAAGAGTAAAATTGTTGAATCTGCCGTGGAGGAGGTGGTGGATTCTCTTCATACCGAACCGGTTATTGTAAGTAATAATGATGATAATTATCTTAAATTGAGGAAACGTCAAGTTCCTCGAACGTAAATTAAACTGCTAAAAATATAGAGACTTGAATACTCCACCAAATAATTAGTGTCCAGAAAATTTTATCGTTTAAGTAAAATATATTATTTTGTGAACTTATGTTTTTCTTACCTTTTTTTGAAAAAGGTATTAAAAAGTTTTTTTTAATTTCGTCTAAATCAAAATTGTTTTGTTTTAAAAATTTATATAATTTTATTAGGTAAATCAACAAAATTATGGTTATTCCCAAATATAAATATTTATTTATCGTTTCTGTATTTAGTTCTATACCAAAGTATTCTAAAATATGGTATGGACCTGCCCATTTTTTATTTGCAAACAGATGTCTCTCCAATCTTAAATGAATACAACCATTAAAAAATAAATGCATTATAAATCCTAATACCCATATAATGAAAAAACTTATGTTAAATGGATGGATTAAAAATAAAGTAAATAAAATAAAATTAGGCAGATAGTGCATGAAAATAGTTGCAAACCAACCTGCTTGTTTTTTTGTTTTAAAAACTTTCAATAATAATGTGGCCATATTATTTATTTTATTTTTTGTATAACTTTTTCTATATTTTTTATCAAAAATATTGTTCATATAATATAATGTTTTAAAATATAAATGTTTTAATTGTAAAAAAATAAATTTGAAATTACTTGCATGTATGTCTTAATGCAAAAAAATTGAATATGATGAAAGTTCGCAAAGGAAAATTGAATTTTTTTTATTAAGAATAGAATTAATGTTATTCTTAATATGGCTGCTATTACTGCAAATATTTCTACAGATATATCTGTAAATACAATGGATATTGAAAAAATTAAAAATGAACTTTCTGTGAAAGGATTTTGCATTGTTCCCGGAGTTTTGACCCAGGATGAAGTTGAAAAATGTTTGGGTTGGTTTAGAGATTGGCAAAAAAGTATTCCATACCATGATTATCAACATAGTAAGTTAAGTCCTCATGGTATTTATAAATTTCACCAGGCTGGTCATCAGAGACATGCATGGTTTATTCGAACTAGAAAAAGGGTTAGGGAAGTTTTTGAAGGGTTATGGGACACAAAAAATTTGGTAGTTTCATTTGATGGTTCTTGTTATATTCCAAAAGAATTGAAAAAGAAAGATAAAATTTGGACACATACGGATCAAGGTCCAGGTAAAAAAGGTTTGCAATGCATTCAGGGTTATGTAGCATTAACTAATAATAAAGAAAGAACTTTCGTTTGCTATGAAGGTACACATAATATTCATGAAAAATATTTTACAGATCGAGGAATGAAAAAAGGTGGAGATTGGCAATTAATTGAACATTCTGTTGTGGATGCAATGCAAAATTATAAAAGAGTAAATAATGTTCCGGCTGGTTCACTGGTTTTGTGGGATAGTCGTGTCTTTCATCAAAATCAATATGGTAAACCAGGAAGTGAAGAGAGAATTGTTCAATATGTTTGCTATTTGCCAAAAAATCATCCGAAAAATACGATGGCTATGCGAACCAAGAGGGTTAAATATTTTAAGGAGATTAGAACCACAAGTCACTGGCCGTGTCCAATTAAGGTAAATGGATTGCAAGGTCGCACTTTTGGCAATGAAAAATTGCGAATTAATTATGATGCTTTACGAAAGCCGCAATTGGACGATATGATGGATGAAATTAAAAAATTATTGTAAAATTATTGTAAAATTATTGTAAAATTATTGTAAACTTATTGTAAAATTATTGTAAAATTATTGTAAACTTATTGTAAACTTATTGTAAAATAGAAATTGTTTAAAGAATTATGTCGGTTAATTTAACATTATAAGCAAAATAACGTTTTTTATTGTTTGAGTGTCCTGAAAATTCATTGATATTTATATAGAAACTTACGTATAATGGTATGTAGTGCTGATGTAAATATGGAATAATTAACTCTTCTAAGTTTTCGAGAGGAGCATAAAATTGTTCTTTATTGTCATTTTGTATGGTTACTGCTTTTTTTCCAAATGTTATTATTTTTCCTTGTTGCATTTATTATGATGTTATATATTTTTTAACATATTATTTTTATTAGATTTATTATTTAAAATTAATAATATTAAATAATATTAAATTGTATATGAGTAAAAAAATTATTTCAGTTACTTGTTCAGCATTAAAACAATTAAAACAAATAGCAAAAAATAATAATTCTAAGGGTATTTTATTTAGTGTTAAAAGTGGTGGATGTAATGGGTTTGAATATAAGTTTGAACCTATTAATACTTTTTATAATGATAAAAATATTTTATGTGAAGATGATTTAAAAATAGAAGTATGTGAAAAAAGTCTTTTTTATCTTCTAGGAACGAAAGTAGATTGGGATGAAGATATTATGGGACGGCGTTTTATTTTTGATAATCCTATGGCACAAGCATCATGTGGATGTGGTACATCTTTTTCTGTTGAGAGAGATTAAATATATAAGATTATTTATTAGAAAATTTTGATGGAATCTTGAAATGTAGGTTTTTTAAAGGGCATTATACGTCCTACACATCCTAATGTCCACTGTCTTTTATAATTGAACTGATGTTTT